GGGACATTTCGGGGGGGTGGTGGGTGTGGTTCCCACCGATATCCCCCTCCCCCGCCATACGGCGGATGATATCCGGCGCGGTCTCAATCATATTTCCCACCACAAAGAAGGCGGCGGGGGCCTGGTGTTTTTTCAGAGCGTCCAGGATCTGCTCCGTATATCCGTTCTCATAGCCGCAGTCAAAGGTCAGGTAAATCACTTTTTGAGAGGTGTCCCCCAGAAAATAGGCGTCATACTGAGCCAGCTGCTCCACCGGGGCGTTTCCCACCGGTGAGGCGCCCTCGGTCTGAAAGGACAGGCCCCAGTTGTCCGTGGACACCGGCACAGCAGCCGGGGAGGAAGCCGGCACAGAGACATCGGAGGGGCGGTACAAGAGCGCCGCTGCCAGGGCGAACAGCGCCAGGGGCGCCAGCAGCGCGGCCCAATAGTGGTTTGGTCGTTCTCGCATAAGAACCTCCTGTGGATTTGGAATTCTGTCTCAGGTTGTGCATCTGACTGCCGATTATGCGGATTTTCGACACTGTAAAAATTGTAAACAGCCGGAGCAGGGGAAACTGCTCCGGCTGTTTCATCCCGCGGTTTTCTGCGCTGCCTGCATCCCGGAGAGCATCGCCGCGTTTACTCTTCCGGCGGCACCGCCAGCTGAAAGCTCTCCCAGGTGTGCTCCTCAACCTCCGCCCAGATGTATCCGGCCCGCTCACACTCCTCCCAGGTCAGGTAGCGGAAGTAAAACTCAACCTCCAGGTGGCAGGGCAGGATGTCCAAAATGATTTTTTTGATCTGTTCAAACTCCGCCGGAACGCCGCCCACTCCCGGAAAGATGACCCGCAGGTGCCCTGTGTCCATCTCCAAGGCCTTGGCCCGGATGCCGCAGCCCTGAATCGCCCGGTCAATAGCGGAGGGGGTCAAACTGTCCCCGTCGATCTGAAGCAGGGCCGCGATGGCGTCCCGCCGCTCCTCCAGCGTGACGGCGGCGGGACGCCGGGCGAAGAGCGCCTCCCGGCGGCTCAGGCCCTCATCCTCCGCCGTGGCTGTGATGGACTCCCGCTCCACGGCCTCCAGCCTCCAGCCAGTCTGATCCAGGGCCAGTCCTATAGCGTACAGCTCCGCACCGTTTATGGAGCCGCTGCCCAGGTCATAGACGCCCAGAGGCGCGAGCAGCTGCCGCAAATACGCCTCGTACATATCTCACGCCTCCAGTTCTGTCACTGTCAGCGTTCCCAGCACCGGCAGCACCGTGCCGTCCGCCGCCAGATCCTCTGCTGGCGCGGAGAAACGGTAGTTCTCCACGCCCTCCAGGCCGTAGAGGCGGTTCCCCAGCTCTGCCAGAAGCACCGGCCGGCCCAGCATCCGTCCGGTGAAGAGGTTGGAGACGGCCAACTCTGCCTGGGCCTTTACCTCGCCGAAGTCCGCACCCTCTCGGACGGCAATGGCGGCGCTCACGTTTACCGGGACCGTCGCGGGGGCCTTCACTTCCACGTCCACGGCAATCTCACGCCGCTCCCGGAGATCCTCCCGAACTTCCTCCAGCAGGGCCGCCCCGGGCAGGCCGCTCTCTCCGGCGATGTAAACGTCTACGGTCCCGATGCCCCGGGCCCGGCCCACCGCCCGGGCCGCCGCCACACCGTCGTGGCTCATGGCGGTCTGCTCGTACCAGGCGGCGTTGGCCCCGTTGGGCAGCCGCCGGTAGCTCTCCAGAATGCGTTCCCGAAGCGTCTCGTCGTCCTCGGCGTCGCTGCCGCCGGAGAAGGCTGCGGGATTGACGCAGGCCGTCACCGCTACAGGGCAGGCGGTGAGAAACCGCACCGCCCCCGCTACGGCATTGCCTCCGCTGCCCGCCTCCAGCGCCTCCGCCGGGGCATCCACATAGGTCTTGCCCACCTCCAGCGTCACACCGCCTGTGGTCTGGAAGCGCCGCTCGTCTGCCGTCATACACACTGTCCCCGCCGGGATGCCCACCGAGAGCGCCGGGGGCGAGTCCACGGAAAACCGCAGCGTACCGGCGGCCTTGGACGCAGGCAGACGGCTCAGCCCCCGCATGGCCGCGTGCCGGTCCAGATACATGCCCCGGGCCGTCTGGGGAAAGCTCTGGTCCAGAACCCACTCCGCCTGAATGTTCAGTGCCTGAATCTGCGCCGCCGCAGCATACAGCCGTACCGCCAGGTCGCAGGTGTTCTCCGGCACAAACCCGGCCCGCTGGGCAAAGGCGTCCAGCAGCTCCTGATAGATTTCATCAACACTTTTCACCCGTCCTCTCCTCTCTATACAATCTCCACCGTCACCGGCAGGGGTTTCCCCTGCCAGACGCAGTTCACCTTCAGCGCCACGACACCCTGTCCCCTGGGCTCCAGCTCTGCCGACTCCACCGTCAGCGCCTCACCCTCCAGGGCCTCCGCCGCATACTGGACCGCCGCGGCCTGCTGCTGGGCGGGGGGCGCTTTTCCCAGCTGCCACAGGCGGCTTCCCAGTTCCGGCAAAAAGGGAAAGGCGCCCCGCCGGGCCGTCAGCTTGAACAGCACCCGCTGCAGCAGTGCCTCCCTTCCCTCCACCCGTTTCAGTCCGCCCACGCCGTCAGGCACATAGTCGCCGTTTCGCAGCTTTAACTCCATATCACAAGAGCTCCTCTCCGCACAGGCAGGGGGAACAGGCCGCGCCGTTGATCCACAGTGAGCCCTCTACACATACCTTCCCCCGCAGCTCCAGCGTACCGTCACTTTTCAGGTACACCGAGTTCCCGCCGGGGCCGTACACCAGCACCTCTCCCGGCTGCATCCCCTTCGGCGGTGCGCACTGCTTCATGCCTGAAACACACTGCTCCTCACCGCCGGGACCGCCCTTGACCACCAGCACGGCCGCGCCGCTCTCCGGCATCCACACATAGCCGCCGGGGCCATAAATAGGTACCGTCCGCACCTCGCCCCGGGTCATCACACCCACGCTGCCCCCGGCAATAGTGGTAACGCCTAGGTCGGCGTCCGCCGCGGCCGGAGCAGGCCGCATTTTACTGGAAAGCCACATACTCTCTCATCCTCCCTTCAATGTCAGCGTCACGGAGGCCCCCTTCTCTGCCGAGAAGACGTTTGCCGCCTCTGTCACCCGGAAGGAGCCGGAGAGCCCCATCCGGTCCAGCCGCAGCGTTGCCTGGTCCCCCGGGAAGGCCAAAAAGCTTCCGGGCAGAGAGAGCGTCACCGTTTTTTCGTCCTCCTTTGACCGGCGGATCTGGTATTCCCCTGTGTAGCGCATAGCGTCCCAAGTGCTCTGGCCCGGCGTGTAGACCACCCGGCGGCACTGTCCGCCCCGTTGAATCATATCCTCGTTTTTCACGCTGTAAGAGGCGTTTCTGGTCTTGTCAATGACCAGTGCCTCCGTCAGCACGCCGTAGTGGTCCTCCCGCAGTGTACAGGAGAGCACCGGGTCCCCCTCGCCAATGGAAAAGCGCTTCCCGCCGCCCTTCTCCGGCGCGGCCAGCAGCTTTCCGTCCCGGGAGAACCGGGGGGAGAACCCGCCGTAGGTCCGGCAGAAGCCCTCCAGGGCCTTCCACTGGCTGACCCCCGCCGGCACGGTGTAGACGGAGCTTGCCCGCACGTCCGCCACCTCCCCGGCGGCAATGCCGTAAGGCGTCACATGGCGCCGCACAATCTCCGCCAGCGTGGCGTCCTGGTAGGTCAGGGGCCGGGATTCATTGTCCAGCAGCCGGGCAGCGTAGCCCCGCCCGGTGATGGTCGCCGTCAGCCCGATGCTCCCCAGCTCCACGGCGTACTCGTCCACAATGGCCCGCAGCATTGTCTCACCCCGGTAAATGGCGGCAAAGCCCGCCGCCAGGCGCAGGACCTCCGCCATGCTCCTGTCGTATAAAAATGTCACGGAGTAGCTGTCACAGGGGACCGTCCCCGTGTGGACCACCTCCCAGGAGAGCGGCTCCGGCAGGTCATAGACCCGGTGGTCGCAGGTGAATACCCGTCCTGTCACGGCAGATACACCTCATTTCCCGGATAGATCAGGTTGGGGTTTTTGATCTGGGGGTTGGCCGCGATTAAATCTGTCAGCGCCGCGCCGTACTGGCGGGCGATACCCCAGAGGGTATCCCCCTTTTTTATAATGTGGACGGTCCGGTTCCCGCTGGCGCCGCCCCCGGTCTGGTTCCCCGGGTGAAGCAGCGCACCGCCGTTGTCGCTCTCCGTCAGGCCGCCGCCGTAGCCGCCGCAGTCCTCCCAGAACTCGAAGCTGTACCGCACGTAATCCGGCAAAGGCTTTTCTGTGGCCTTCAGGGAGACAAAGTAGGCCCGCTGGACCGTCCACACCGGGTGAACCAGCTGCCCCGGTCCGCCCTCCTGAAACACGCCTTCCAGTTGCCGGAACTGGTCGTAGGCGTCCGCTCCGGAGAACTCTCCCTCCCCCCGCAGAATGCGGTAGGTGCCCCCCAGCTCCTGAAAGACGCAGGAGCCGAAGGGAATTTTATGGACCGCCACACGGCGGCGGTTTTCCACCGTGTAGATCTCCGGATTGTGGGGCCAGGTATAGTCCTTGTACCGCATGGATGTCAGCCGCATGACCACGCTCCTCTCTTCAAAATGTTTCCCCTAATACAGGGAAAAGCCGCCGTCGTACCGGCGGGCGTCCCGCTGAAAAGCCCGGGACAGTGCCTCCGCTCCGGCGGCAGCGCCACCGCTCTCCACCTGAACAAACTCCGTCACCGTCCGCTCCCGGGCAATGCCTGCCGGAGACCGCCCCGCCGCCGGGCCGCCAGTGTCCGCCCTCCGCACGGCGCCAGCCGAGCCGGGCGGGGAAGCGCCTTCTGCGGGTACAGATATCTCCTCCTGCCGTCCGTTCTCCGCAAAGGCGGCCAAGGCCTCTCCCCATAGAAACTCCGCCGCCTCCCCGGCGTCCTCCGCCCGGGAACCGGAGCGGGGGAGACCTGGGGCCGCCAGGCCCCCGCTCCACGCAGGATTCCCTTCATACGCGTTCTCCGCCAGAGAAAGCGCCTGCACCCGCTCCGGGACAGCGCCCGCCCGTGCGCCCGCCGGTAAGCCCGCCGGCACGTTCACGCCCTTTGCCGGCGGCTCTGCGCCGCCGCCCTCGCCGCCAACCGGTCCTCTCCCCAGCAGCAGGCCGGCCAGTGCCTCCCGCTGGCGCCGGAACTCCTCCTGGATGTAATCCATACCTCAGCCCTCCCGCAGCGTTTCAAAGCGCCTCTGGTTAAAGGCGGGATTTCCGGTTTCCTCTTTTGCGGGCTCTGCCTCTGCCAGACGCCGCAGCAGCGTCTCGATCTGATGGCCCGTCAGGTCCGCCAGCACCGCCTGTTCATCCTCAAATACCGGCGCTCCCCGGTAAAAGCAGCAGGCCGCAGCGATTCTGGCATTGCAGAGGACGGTCCGCTCCAGCGGATCCTCCGCCGCCTCCCGGGTCCCCCGCCACAGCGCCAGCAGGCGGCCCGCCGTCAGCGGCCGCAGCTCATCGATGTCCCTCACGCCGAGGTCTCGATCCGCTTGGAGGCTACCAGCGTCACTTTCTCCGCCACCATGGCGTTCAGCTGGCCCTCCTCCTGGATGGCGTTCCACTGGCAGCCGCTGTAAATGATTTTCCGGTCCGGCTTGCAGATCACCAGGGAGAAGTCCTCCAGGTCATAGAAATTGATGCCGTCGGACGGTAGCCACCGGCTCGCTCTCGCCGAATGCCTCCACAAACCGGGAGGACTTGGACGCCTTGGCGGTATACCCCTGCACCACCGCGATCTTCCTTCCGTCCAACTCCAGATAGATGTCCGCGCTGGTGGGAAATCCCTTCATCTCCATATTCCGCCCTCCTTACACCGTGATGTGTACTGTCAGATAGATTTGGTTCAGGCCGTGGGCCACGGCAAAGCTGAACTCCACCAGGCACACCGCAGGGTCGTCGGGGGAGGCCGAAACCGCCACGTCCCCGTAGCCGTCGATGATCTCCGCTGCCGCCTTCTTCTCCAGCTCCACGATCACCTGAGAGCGGATGGCCCCCCGGCTGCGCTGCGTGTTCTTGGCCCGGGAGAACTTGCTCCGCAGGGCGCTGCGGATGGCGGGAATCACGTCGTCCGCGATGAGGACGGTGGTCAGCTCCCTCCAGGTGGCGTCCGGCGCGCCGCCGGTGGTGGTCCGGGTGGTGATGCCCCGCACCGGGGAGATGACGCCCGCCGCGTTCTCCAGGGGCGTCACGCCGCCCCGTACCAGCAGATCGATCTCGCTGTCGCTGTAATCGGCGGCAAGGCCGCCCAGTCCCCGCAGGGCCGCGCCGTTGAGGGGAGCCGCCGGGTCCCGGCCGGAGGCCACGGCTCCTGCCACAGCCGCCGCGGCAAACACGGAGGGGATGGTCTCCCCCTGGCTGTCCAGGGCGTCGGGCCCCACCAGCGCCACGCGCTCGCTGTTCAGCGCCGCCGCGTGTTTCACCAGGGCAGACACATCCTCTCCGCTGCCGCCCACCACGGCGATGCGCTCCTGCCGGGCGGCGGAGGCCGTCTCCACCGCGCCGCGCAGCGCCTGATGTACCGTCTGGTCGGCGCTGTCGCATACCACCACCTGCACATCCTGTTTGTTCAATGCCTCAAAAGCCGACTGATAGTCCTCCAGTGTCCCGGTGTCCGCCACCCGCACCGCCGTCACGCTGGACGCGCCGTTGAGGAACAGCAGCCGCAGCAGCGTGCCCATTCCCGGAGCGGTGTCCTCGCCGAAGGCCTCCGCCCCGGCGGCGTAGCCGGTCACTGTCACCGCCGTGCCCACCGTGCCCTTGGCGGCCCTTGCGGCCACGCCCACTGCCTTGGGGGCCTGTCCGGCAGACACCACCGCCGATGTGTCATAGACCGAGTAGACACCTGGCCGCTCATGTGAGATTCCGTTCAATTGGTGATTACCCCTTTCAAAATAAAATTCAAAAACGCCGCTCCGTCCTCCCGGCTCTCCGCCACAAAAAAGGTCCGGCATTGCAGTTCTCCCCGCCGCAGGAACATTCCCGTCTCCCGCTCCCACGTCAGGGCCTCCCAGCGCAGCTCTCCGGGCCGGATACCGGCGGGCAGGCCGCCCAGCAGCGCCTCAGCGGCCCGCTCACAGCCTGTCTCGCATTCCGCGGCCCGGCGGCCCCGGATGTCCACTGTGATAATCCCCTCCAGCTGCTTTCCGTACACCTCCCGGACGGTGCCGTGCGTTTTGTCATCTACCTCCCCTAAATAGTTGCAAAGCCCCACAGCCTTTCCCCGGGCGGCTCCTACCGCCACCGCAGCCACAGCTCCACTGTAAGCCCTGGCGTGCTCCGCCGGAAATGCGGCCAGGGCCGTCAGCCCCGCGCCCCGCAGGGCGGAGATCACAGCATCCCGCACCTGTGCCAGCTCTTTCATTCCGCTGCCTCCCATCTCCGTTCCAGGGACGCCCGCCAGTGGCTCAGTGTCCCGCCGATATAGCAGGGCCGGCTGCTGCGCACCTGGAGGGCCATGCCGTTCCACTCCACCGCGTCCCCGGGCCCGATCTCCTCCCGGCCCAGATACAGCCACAGCCGCCCGTCCGTCCAGCCGATCTCCGTCACCGTACCGGGGATCTCCTCCCGCCGCTCCCGTACCGGCTGCAAAAACGCCTGCACGGTGCGGCGGCCCTCCTTTGTCTCAAGGGTCACCGTCTGGCCGTGGCGGGATAAAATTTCCTCTGTCCACGCTGTCATCCCCGCACTCCTTTGAAACAGAAGTCCTCCGCCTCCGCATAGGGAGCCATCAGCTCCTCCGCCGTCCGGCGGAGACCCTGGGCCAGGGCGGCGGCCTCCGCCGCCCCCCGTCCCTTGACGGAGATGTCCCCCGCCGTAAAGGCGCTGACAGAGCCGCCGCTTCGGCCCGCCGCCAAGTCCGCCGCCGCCGTGAAGGCGGCGGCGCAGGAGAAGGCCGCCCCGCAGTCCTCCGGGGTCAGGCCCGGCCTCAGCCGGACCTCCCAGCGCTGCCGCGCCGCCTGGCACAGCGGACTCAGCAGGGCCGCCTCCGCCTCTCCGGCGCCGGAGACAATCCGGGCCAGCGTCAAAATCTCCCCGCTCATTCCGTGACCGTCAAAACCTTGGCCGCGTCGGTGAAGAGCTTGGCGAAGCCGGAGATGGAGGTGATGGCCGCCCGCTCCAGCTGGCGGTCAATGAGCTTGTCATACTCCACGGTGATCTCGCTGCCGCAGATCTGCTCCAGGGCATAGTTCTTATCCAGGCCGATGATGGTCCCGGCGGGCATGGCGGAGGTCCGCAGGAGCTTTGCTCCCAGAGGAGAGGTCAGCGTGCCGGTGCCCTGGAAGTTCAGCCCCGTCAGGGGATTCTGGAACTCCGCCAGCTTCAGCATGGCCAGCATCATGTCGCTGCTCACCAGCATGGTATTCATGGTGTAGGGGTCGAATTGGCTCCAGAAGTCCAGCAGCGCTCCATAGGACATGGTCTTGGTGCCTTTGGTAATGGGAGCCGTACCTGCGGTGAACACCTGAGCCGGATTCTGGTTGCCGTCGCCGTTGCGCAGCACTCCGATGGCGTCCTCCAGGTGCATCCGCCCGATGTACGCGCCGATCTGCCGCAGCGTCACAGAAAAGAGGTCCAGCCGCTGGAACCGAATGGCCTCGTAGGAGGCCACCAGCATTCTGCCCCGCTTGTGGAGCCGTACCAGGTTCTCCTGGGTTCGGATGGTGGTCTGGGGGATCTCTGCCCCCTCCTCCACCCGGCGGAGCTTTTTTTGCGCCTCTGTGGGCACGGAGGCGATGGAGCGGTAGTCCATGCCGTCAAACCGGGTCACCGTGGCGGTAATGGCGGGCAGAACGCTCTCCTCCTCCAGCCCCTGGCGCACCACCCGGGAGACGAACTCCGGGAACAGCACGGCGGAGTCGGAGGTGTGGAAAAACTTCTCCACCCTATCGCTGCCCGCGCCCTTGACATGGATGTCAAACCGCTTCAGCTGCCGCTGGAAGGCGTCCAGCCCCTCCAGGGCCGTGCCGCGGTACTGCTCGCTAGGGTCCAGCTCCTCCAGCGTCTGGGCAAAGGTCCGGCCGCCCCGGCCGTACATGCCCTTCTCCAGTTTCAGATTCTCAAAATGATAGCTCATTGTTTCCTCCTCCTGTTACAGTACAAATGTGACCGTCTTGACGCTGCTGTCCACGTCCACCACCAGATAGCTCCTCCCGCCGTCCGCCGCGGTTACGCCGCCGCTGCCGTCCGCCGCCAGATTGACCCAGCCCACGCCGGGCGCGGTGCCGCCGGAGTACCCCGCGGTCACCATGCCCCCCAGGGCCACGGTACAGGCATCGCCGCCCCGGCTCACCGCCAGCGCCACGCCGCAGAAGCTGCCGCCCTCCTCACAGGCGCTCACCGTGCCGCCTTCGCTGACTTTCACCACCTGTCCCTCGCGCACCCCGCTGCAGGCGAAGGTGGCGGCCCACTGGCCGATTCCCTCATAAGAAACTCTCATTGCCGTCCTCCTACTGTTTTTTATGGCTCGGGGCGGGAGGGCGGAGGCCTCTTTCCGCCCTCTCCGGCCCGTGGCTCAAATCTGGAATGCCCCCGCGTCGCCCCGCTCCTCCTCCGCGGGCCGGGGGCGCAGCTGGGGCGATGCCGGGAAGCGTTTGGCCGCCTGTGCACCGTAGGCTTCCTTCAGTGCCAGCAGCTCCGGCTCCTCCATCCGTTCCGCCGCCTTGGCGAACACGCCGCCGTCCAGGCAGTCGTCCGCCAGCATGGCAAGGCGTACCACCTCCCGCCGCAGCTCCGCCAGATATCGCCGCCCCAGCGCGGCCTCCTTACGCAGCCGGGTCAGCTGCCCGTCCTCCTGACCGAACCGCTTCAGCACTCCGGCGCTCCGCTGGGCGGGCACCGCCACGAAGGACCACTCGTAGGCGTCGGCAGGCTCCCGCAGCTCTGTAAAGCACAGCTTCCCGTCATAGACATGTCCCTTCACGTGCTGGCAGCCGCCCTCCTCCGCGCCGCAGATGGAGCACACACTGCGCCTCACGCTGCACCCCACGCTGACCTCCTTCTTGATGCCACCCTCAATCTCGGCGATGAGGTCCGAGTTTTTCTCCGTCCGCAGCAGGTATGCCCAGCCCTTGAGCCAGCGGTACTCGTCTCCCGCCGCCGTGGTCATGGAGGGCTCCCGCACCACCTCGGTCCGGTAGATGCGGGCCGTCTGCCCCCGGGCGGACCACTGGTGGTCGAAGATGCCGCTCTTGCCCAGGAAAAGCTCCCCCAGCCGCTCCAGCGCCGCGCCGTCGAACCGCTCAAAGTCCCGGTCCACCTCGTTGTCGCACAGCCGCAGGCTGAAGGTGTACGCCTGCTCCGCCGTCAGCGGCGTCCTGGCAAACCGGTTGATGGCCTCCAGCTCCTGCTGTCCGGGCAGTCCTGCCGCCGCCTCGCTTCGCTCCTTACGCAATTCCATTGCGCTCTCTCCTTCCGGCTTCCTTTTCGTCATTCTCAATCCTCAGTTTTCTCGCCTGCTCCCGGTAGAGCTCCGCCCGGGCCTCCTCCACCTGGTCCTGGAGGTTGATGTCGTCCCACTCCACCGCAAAGCCGCAGGTGTACCCGTGCATCCGCAGCCACATCCGGCAGATCCGCTCCACCACCGGCGTCAGCGTCCGCCGAATGGCGGTGATCTCCGTAGTCAGCAGGTCCGCCTGCTGGGAGCTCATCCGCTCCGTGGAATTCCAGCTTAATCCCAGCATAAAGGGCGGAATGCCGGTCTTGGCCACAATCTGCTCCAGAATCTGCCGCACCGGCACCTCGCTGTCCAGAATGGGCGCGTCGGCGCCAATGGCCCTGATCTCCACATCCCCCACGGCCACAAAGTCCCGCACGCTGCCGCTGCGGCTGTCCTGCATGGCCCGGGACCACTCCTCCGCCAGCAGCCGCCCCCGCTCCGCCGCGGAGGCGCCCTCGCCGTTTTTGCACGTAACCGCAAAGCGCACGTTGCCGCACCGTTCCCAGTTGACGCCGATGGTGTGGTAGATACTCGTCAGAATCTCCGACAAAAAGGGCAGGGACCGCAGCAGAGACACGCCATAGGGATTTCCCGCCTCCGGGTTCAGCGGCGTAAACAGCAGCAGGTCCTGACAGGGCAGGGGGCCCATCCGTCCCCGCTCGTCCGCCCCGCAGATCACAAATTCCAGCGGGTGCTCCCCCTCCCGGATCTCAATGTCCTCCACCCGGCCGCACACCAGCGCCGTAATATCCCCGCCGCCCTGGGCGGGCACGATCTCGCCGACGGCCCGCCCGCAGGTGAGAAGCGAGTCCAGATAGCAGTCCAGAAAGGCGTTGACGCCGAACTGCCCCCGCCCCACAGGCACGGTCCGCAGAAACTCCTCCAGCGCCCGCTCCGCCGTCCGGTCGCCGCACCGGGCCGTCACGCCCCCGGTCATGCGG